CTTTGGCACGCACGCTAGATTTAAAAATCGATGCGCACGGACTTTGGGGGAGCATCTTAATCAATCCGAACGATCAAGATGCGCTGAATGAGTACGCACGCACACAGCGTGGCGATGTCAACCAGTGTTCGTTTGGATTCGACATTCTAGGCGAAGACACCGAAGTCAACGCTGAAAATGGCTCAGTCCATTGGGTGATCAGAAAAGTCAAATTGTATGAGGTGTCGGTATGCACTTTCCCAGCGTACAAAACAACAGAAGTTTCAGCGCGTTCTAAAGATCTCGCTGAGATCCGCAGAAAGTCACTTGAAGCATGGAAGTTACGCGCAATTGAAAAGCTGAAAGGAGCGAAAAATTAAAATGGCATTGAAAGCATTGTTATTAAGAAAAAAGATTGATGGCATGAAGAAGCAGTCTGCTAGCATGTTAGCCAATCTCGAAACGCTAAGAACAAAGTCAAAAGACTTTGAAAAGCGTGAAGCAGAGCTTGAAGCTGCCGTGAATGAAGTCACGGATGAAACATCTGCTGAAGATAAAAAGACAGTAGATGATTCGGTTGAAGCTTTTGATTCTGAAAAGTCTGCACATGATGCAGAAGTTGAAAAAGCAGAAAACGACAAAAAGGCATTGGATGATGAAATCGCCAATACCGAAAAAGAGCTGTCAGACATTGAGGCGGCTCAGGCAGATAAGCCAGAAGCAAAACCAGCAGTAGAACCGGAGAATGATCCGGAAAAAGAGCCTACACCAGAGGCAAGAAAGGCAAGAACAAACATGAAGAAGAGATTTAGAGATATGGATTATGAACAGCGTTCAGCATTTGTCGCACAGGAGCCGGTTAAGGCGTTCCTAGAAAATGTGCGTTCTCTCGGAAGAGGGCAGGCAGAGAACATTGAAAAACGTTCTCTTACAGGCGGAGATCTGCTTATTCCAGAAGTGATCCTGCCATTAGTTAGATCAGAAACAGAATTGTATTCGAAACTGATTAAGCACGTTAATCTCAAACAGGTCCACGGAACATCACGTCAGACCATTGAAGGCGGAATCCCAGAAGGCATTTGGACAGAAGCGGTAGCATCCCTGAATGAATTGGCCTTAGCATTTACAAAAGTGGAGGTCGATGCATATAAGGTAGGCGGGTATATTTTTGTACCAAATAGTACTCTCGAAGATTCTGATATTGACCTTGCAGGTGAGATCTTCACGGCAATTGGCCAGGGCATTGGATATGCCGTAGACAAGGCCATCGTATATGGGACAGGCACAAAGATGCCTACAGGGTTTGCCGCTACAGCAACAAAGAAAAACGTTGGCGGAAAGACAGATATCGCAATGTATAAAGCGTTCATCGAAGCTACAGGAGCACTGAAACATTCCAATGGCGAACTGTTCTGGACAATGAACAGTGCTACAAAGGCCAAGATGGTAGCAGCATCTTTGAGCATCAATGCAGCAGGCGCAATCGTGGCTGGTACGCAGTCTATGATGCCTGTTATTGGAGGCGCAATTGAGACCGAGGACTTTGTCCCTAATGATGAGATTCTTGGCGGCTATGGAATGGATTATGTACTTGCGGAGCGTTCTGGAAATACTCTCGGGGTGTCAGACCAGGCTAAGTTCATCGAAGATGAAACAGGCTATAAGGGAACAGCAAGATATGACGGTAAGCCAGTATTTGCAGATGCATTCCTTTGCGTTGGCTTAGGTTCTACAGATCCAACGGCAGCCATTGATCCAGCACACCCATTTGCGGCCGTGAGTACGCAGGGATAAATAGAAAGGTGGTAAAGCATGACCATTTCGGATATTAAAGAATTGCTAAAAGCAGACCTTGAAAAAATGGTCTTGCCAGAAGCCACAAATAAATACCTCGACACGCTGATCACGGTTGCAATAGCCGAGATTCAGCGTGAGGGCATTACTCTAAAAACCACAGCAGACAGTACCGAAACAGTTGTTTCGTACGACACAGACGATTCTCAGACGATTGAGATGTATGCCGCTTATCTGTACCGCAAGCGTGCGGACGGTGACAACGGCATGCCTCGCATGCTGAGATACAGGCTTAACAATCGTGTGTTCAGTCAGAAAGCATCTGAGGCGTAAGCAATGACGCTCGATGATGGAACAATCCAGATTTGCAATCTTATCAACTCAAGTGATGCAGGAAGTATGCCAGACCAGAAACTTTCACCAGTGATCACACAGTATTACGGTGAAAAAGACATTGGCATAACGCGCCAGTACCTCGCAAAGGGAGCAGATGAACAGGTTGACATGGTTGTACGAATTTGGAATGAAGGAACACGCCCACAGATTGCACAGTATGCAGTCATTGTTGAAACTGAAGATCAGTACAGAATCGACAATGTACAGCCGACACACGATGATGATGGATTGAAGGTGTTTGATCTTACCCTTAGACGATTGGAGACTTATTATGACATACAACGATAAGCTAAAAATTGTCGGGAAGACACTCGCTGAAGCATCGCCAAGAATCTACCACTATTACCGCCCAGAAAGTGTGAAAGCACCATATGGCGTATGGCAGGAAGATTCAGAAGACGGTTCGGCACACTCAAACAATCACAAATCAGAACAGCAGATTCACGGCACGCTCGATTGGTACACGTTAAAAGAATATGACACAGTGATTGACACGATTCAAGAGCATCTTGATGCTCAAGAATCAATCTCTTACCGTGTTAATTCAGTGCAGTATGAAGATGCAACAAAGCTCATTCACACAGAGTTTGAATGGTGGGTGAACTAGGCAATGGCAACGTTCAAATTCAAAGGTCTTGACGAATACACAGCTCAGTTGGAATCACTTTCCAATCAGAGCGACGAGTATATCGGCAAGGCTGTTTTTGAAGGTGCGAAAGTCGTCGCAGATGCTGTCAAGCAGTCAATCGGAGAGATTCCAGTTGACAACACTGTGTACAAAAAAGATGGGGAAAGCAGAACAGGTCTTAAATCTGTGCAAATCGAAGGTTTGAGAGATTCGTTCGGTATTTCAACTTTGCAGGAAGGCAACAATGATTATCAAAACGTCAAGATTGGTTTTAGCGGTTACAACAAAATCAAATCAAAACGGTGGCAAAATGGTCAGCCGAATGCAATGGTAGCAAGAAGCATCAATTCTGGAACATCGTTCATGCGAAAGTATGCGTTCATGGATAATGCGACAAGAAGTAAAAAATCAGACTGCGAAGACGCTATGAAAAATTCGCTCGAGGAGAGCATCGCAGATTTAACAAAATAGCGAAGAAAGGAAATAAAAAATGGCAACAACAAATACACTTGCAGCAGGAATGTTTAGCACAGGTTTTTCAAAGCCTTACGTAGCTTTATATAGTGCATCTGCTGGAAATCTCACTTATACAAAAGGGCAGATTCTGGCTAGGGGCGTAGAAGTAAAGATTTCACCAGATTCCGCTGATGATGTAACAGGATATGCAGACAATGGGGCAGCAGAAAGCGCTGGTGGATATTTCACAGGCGGCAAGGCAACACTTACAGTTGATGGGCTGACATTAGCAGCACGCAAACTTGTCACTGGAGCTCCAGAACCAGACGCTGACGGTTGGGTGCATGAAAGCGACAGCACAGTAGCTCCATATGTTGGGCTTGGATGGATTGTCCGCTACAAGTCAAATGGCAATGATCTGTACATGCCATTCGTTCTGTCAAAGGCAAAGCTGAATCCAATAAATGATGACAATTCAACGCAAGAAGAAAAGCCGGCATTTGATACACAGGATTTGGAATTCGCACTATTTAGAGCAGACGACGCCCAGCATACATGGAGAATGTACAATGACGTTTTTGACACAGAAGCAGAGGCTGAAACAGCTCTGAAAAAATCACTCGGAATCACAGTAGCAACAGCTTAACAAATTAAAAAAGGAGATAAATAAGGATGATTATAAACGGAAAAGAAATCGAGTTTGAACTGACGATTGAATCTATCGACAGCATCTCTAAGATGTGCCCAGATGGTGAGTACAATAAGCTTTCTGAATTGTACAAAGGCAAGACTACTGCAGAGAATTATAGAATTGATTTCAAGATTGCGAAAGCAATGAATGAAGCACATGAGAATCACATTGCTTATGAAGCACGCAAGAATGGAATCAATGATTATAAAAAGGTTATTCTCACTGACGATGATTTTGACTTTATGAATTTGTCAGAACTAAATGTCATGGAAAATGCAATTTTGCAGACCATGAGAACTGGGAAATCAACATCAGTTGAAACTCAGCCGGTAAAGTCATCCGGAAAAAAAGTTTCGGCCGTAAACAAGTAAAAGCGATCAAACTCAACACAGCTTGGTTTCTGTTTTACGGTAGAAAATTAGGTATGTCAAAGCAAGAGACCATGTGCACTCGTTACGGTGAGATGCTCGACATGATCTCTTGTTTATCAATTTATGAGGGCAGAGCAGAACCTGCCGATTCATCAATTTCACATAAAGAAATGTCTTTTGATGAAGCAATTGCATTGAAATAAGCATAAGAAGGTGAGGGGCGTATGGCAGTAGAAATTGGTCCAAAGATTGGTATTCAAGGCGAAGCAGAATATCGAAAACAAATAAACAACATCATCACGCAATCAAAGACGCTCGGAACTGAAATGAAGTCGCTTGAATCATCGTTCTCAAAGGAAGGAAATGCCGTCCAGCAGAACGAAAAGAAGAAGCAACTTCTTACTAAGCAAATTGAAGTTCAGACGCAGAAGGTTTCCGAATTGCAGAAGATGCTCGATGAATCATCAAACGCAACTGATAAGAACGGGAACAGAACGACTGAGCTCGAAAATAAAACGTTGAGGTGGCAGCAGGCAGTCAATAATGCTACTGCTGATCTTAACAAGATGCAGGCACAGCTTGATAACATGCCTTCATCCATGCAGGTTGTTGGCCAGAGCATCACAGATGCAGGCGATAAGATTTCGACAATCGGTTCAAAAATTGATACGTTTGGTTCTTCAATGACAAAACTCGTCAGCGGTCCGCTTGCGGCACTCGGCACTGCATCCATTGCGGCGTTTAACAAAGTTGACGAAGGCGCAGACACAATCGCAGAAAAGACTGGCGCAACTGGAGCATCACTGCAGTCAATGACTGACAGCATGGACAATCTAGCAACAACAATCCCGACATCGTTTAGCGATGCCGGTTCTGCAATCGGTGAGGTCAACACTAAATTCGGAGTGACCGGAGACGATCTCGAAACACTGTCTGGACAGTTCATCAAATTTGCGCAAATAAACAACACAGACGTGTCCACATCGGTTGATGGAGTACAGTCAGCAATGACTGCGTTCGGTCTTAAAGCAAACGACGCAAGCGCATTTATGGACACTCTGACAGCAGTGTCTCAGCGTACAGGTGCGTCTGTCGATGATCTTAGCTCTGAAATGACAACCAATGGAACTGCATTGCAGTCCATGGGGATGAATGCATCAGATGCGGCGAACTTACTAGGCACACTGGAAAAATCTGGTGTTGACGTTTCAACGGTAATGACTGGAATGTCAAAGGTTCAGAAGTCTGCAATGGAAGACGGTGTCTCGATGTCTGACGAACTTTCGCAGGCAGTCAGTTCTTCCGGTGATGCAATTGACATCTTTGGAGCTAAAGCAGGACCGAAATTATACGATTCATTTCAGAGCGGTCTGCTTTCAATGGACATGTTCACAGGCGGTGCATCATCGCTGCAGGACGCAGTCGGAACAACATCAACAACATTCCAGACAACACTTGACCCAATTGACCAGTGGAAAATGACACTTAATCAGTTGGAAGAGACTGGTGCAACGCTTGGCAATAGCATTGCCACAGTTTTGCAGCCTATTTTGCAGAATGTTTCCACTGCTGCACAAGGTCTTTCAAACTGGTTTAACTCGCTGAATGAAGATCAGCAGAACATGGTCGTCAAGATTGGAATGGTTGCACTTGCAGCAGGTCCAGTTGTTTCAATCATTGGTAAAGTAACAGGTGGAATTGGAACAGTCGTTTCCACAGGTGGCAAGCTTGTTTCATGGATGGGAAGCATCGGCGAAAAGGCTGGAAGCATCGCATCATCAGCAAGCGGAGCAGTGTCTGGAATAAGCAATGTAGGAAGCACAGCAGGCTCAGCAGCCACAGGTGTAGGCTCAGCGGCAACATCATTCGGTCAGTTAGCAGGGCAGGCTCTGTCGCTTGTTGCATTGGGTGCAGGGATTGCACTTGCAGGTGTTGGAATTAAGCAGGTTGCAGATGCAGCAGTTGAGGTAGGCAGTGCAGGTCCAGCGGCGCAGATTGCAATGGTTGGAATGGTTGCGGCCATCGCAGGTCTTGCAGCAGGTGCGGCAGTATTAGGACCAGCTCTTACGGCTGGCGCAGTTGGATTTGTTGCGTTTGGTGCTGGCGTTACATTGGTCGGCGCAGGTGTTGGACTTGCATCGGCAGGTCTTACACAGTTAGCAACACAGCTTCCAACGATTGCCACATATGGCGGACTTGCGGCTGTCCAGATTGCAAAGCTCGGCGTTGGTCTTGTTGCATTTGGCGCTGGCTCAGTGACAGGCGCTGCAGGTGCTCTTGCATTGGGTGTAGCACTTACAACATCATCGGTTGGGATAGGACTAGGAGCAGTGGCATTGAGCGCACTGGTGGGCAGTTCTAAGCCTCTGGCAAGCTCGATGAAAACGGCTGCATCATCAACAAAACAGCTTTCACCGGCAATGAATAAAGCAAAGACTTCTGCAAACAGTCTGAGCAGTTCATTCGGGGAACTAAACACATCGGTTGGAAGAATCAATGGAACAATCAATAGCACTGCAAATCAGTTCAGCGGTCAGCTCTCCAGAATGGTCAGCGATGCACGCAATCAACTGAACACATTGCAGAATTTATTCAGCAATACAAAATTCAAATTCAATCAGCATATTTCAATGCCACATTTCAGCATGAGCGGGTCGTTTAACGCTAAGACAAAGCGTGTTCCAAGCGTGAACGTGTCTTGGTACAAATCAGCTTATGACAATCCGGTGATGTTTAATTCCCCGACCGTGCTTTCAACGTCAGCAGGTCTCAAAGGATTTGGAGACGGAAATGGCGGCGAGGTTGTGATTGGTAAGAACACAATGATGTCAATGATTCAGACGGCAGTACAGTCTGCATTTGGCTATGTTCCGTCTGGCAATGGTGGAACATCAAATCAGTACAGCTATGGCGGAATCAATGTCAATGTGTACGCATCAAAAGACACAAATACTGATGATCTGTTTGATGAGATTGAAAAACGTCTGAATGACAATGTGAAGCGCAGGAGAGGAGTGTTTGAATGAGCGGAAATGTCTATGAATATTTAACGTTTAACGGAAAAAACATGCTTGATTTCAAATGCAAGATTTCTGGCGGTGGAACGTTTGGCTCGTCAGAATGGGATACAGATACAATTCAGATTCCTGGTCGTGATGGTGATGTGCTTGTTTCAAACAAGCGCACAAACAACCAGGATGTTCCGTACGATGCTTACATCGTCGAAGACTTTAGAACAAACTTTGAAAGCATGCGAGACTTTCTCATGCAGGACGACCAGTATCACAGGCTAGAGGACACTTACCATCCAGACTATTACATGATCGGTAAATACAAAGGCGGTCTTGACCCAAAAGTCGGGGCAAGAAATCACGGTGCAACATTTACACTCGAATTTTCTTGTATCCCGCACCGCTATCTGAAATCTGGTGAGCATCGTATCTCCATTACCGCATCAACCGTGCTCATGAACCCAACATACAATGTCGCTAAACCGATGATCTACGTCACCGGCACAGGCTCATTCACTATTGGTAATGTCGGTATGACTGTTACAAAAAACAACGGCGCACTGGTGATTGATTGTGAGACGCAGGAATGTTACGAAGGGCAAGAAAATCGCAACGGAGACGTTACGATTTCATCGACTGATACAGAATATGATTTTCCAGTTTTGAAATCTGGCAGAAACACAATAACAGTGTCTGGGGTGACGCTTGAAATAGAACCGAGGTGGTTTGTAAGATGATTCCAATTTTATTAGACGATTCTAAGGCTCTCACGTCGCTTGTAAGCGACAAGACAAACGGACTGGGAAGATTGCCCGAGTGCACCAGTTGCATCGTCACAGAGGAGCGCAATGGGGCATATACGGCTGAATTAAAATATCCAGTAAGTGGCAAACATTTCAGAGACATACATATCGGTGGATTGATAAAAATGTCAGTCAACGAAACAGACGTTCCGCAGATTTTTAGAATTGATGATGAATCAAAAGAGATGAACGGAATGGTAACTTACTCGTTGAATCACATCTCTTACGATTTGAGTAAAACAAGCGTGCTCCCATTCTCGTCAACCGGATGCACGGCTGCATGCAATGGTCTTATCAGCAACATGGCAACGGCAACACCGTTCACCATGACGACTGACATCACCAACACATCGAGTGTTTTCAAAAACACTAAACCACAGTCCATGCGTGCATTGATTGGTGGACAGGACGGGTCAATGTTAGACACGTTTGGCGGTGAGCTGAAATGGGACAATCTAACAGTCAGCCTGCTAGCAAACAGAGGTACAGACAAGTCCAAACTTATCCGCATTGCGTATGGCAAGAATCTAACCAACGTCAAGCAAGAAAAGTCAATCGAAAACACATATACTGCAGTAATGCCATATGCATCAGACGACAGCGGTAACGTTGTTTCAGGAGATATACAGACAATCACAGCAGTTGCTTATCCAAAGGTTTTGAACGTTGATTTGTCAGATAAATTCAAGGACTCTGAGGGGAATGCAATTGCCATTACAAAGCCATTGCTTGCTCAGTATGCGCAGGAATACATCAAGGCAAATGATGTCGGTAAGCCGAGCGTGAACATTGACGTGAGCTATGCAAGCATGAAAGAGCTAGGATTGCCACAGCTCGAAAATGTAAGCCTTGGTGACACGGTAACAGTGCAGTACAAACAGCTCGGTATCGACGTGTCTGCGAAAGTCATTTCAATCAAGTGGAATGTCCTTCTTGACCGTGTCGAAGAGGTCGAGATTGGAGACGCTAAATCGCATCTGGAAGATACGATTTACTCAGAGACAGACAAAAAAACAGATCAGGCATCATCTTACATTTCTCAGCAGGTCGCACTGTTTAGCGAGTTAATTAGCAACGGTCTAGGACTGTTCACAACTAAAGTTCAAAAAACAGGCGGTGGAATACAGTTTTATTTACACAACAAGCCATTGTTAAAAGATTCCAATATTCAGTACACGATAAATAGTGCGGGATTTGCAATCAGCAAGGACTACGGCGCAACATGGAGTGCAGGAATTGATAGCGACGGAAATGCAGTGTTTAACGCATTAGCGGCAAATACGATCAAGGCATTGTCGATCAGTGCAGGAACGATTACTGGTGGGACAATAACAGGAACGACGGTAAATGGTTCTGTTCTTACTTTTGGAGATTCTGATAGTAACAGAATAACAGTAAAAGATTCTAAACTAGGTTCTAACGGTGGAATGATTTTTACTGGAAATGGAGACCTAACTGTTTCAACCGCAACAGTAGGAATCACTGGCAATGGTGGAACTGATGGGATTCAAGAGCTCCAGCTAGTTGGGAAAGACGGTACTGGAACAACTAGAAATACAATCGTATTCACAGATGACGCTTTTACATTACAACGTTCAAAAGAGGACGGGACGTTTTCTGTTATCTCTAGAATGAGAGCAGATGGACTTTTTGAAACATTTTGCAATGAGTTTTCAGTTGCGACAGGCAGCAAGTATTCAATCCATTGCACATCTGACCACATTGTTTACCTAAACAACGGTATTAATTATGGCCCGGCAGTTGTTTCAACTGCAGTAAATGGCGGAGATGGTATTCATAAAATTGCCATTGGTTGGACAGGGGCACATCTTAATTTTTTTGTTGATAACAATTACGTAGGGCAATTATGATGCAGTCTATTAAATTATCCATGATTCCGTCTGGAGTTCCACCAGTTTTGCACGTTTCTCAATCCGATACAGGACGTGAGATAGCTGCCGAGATAACAGATGCTCCATCATCGTGGGGCGGAATAACTGGAGTGCTTGAAACAGACGTAGCATCGTGTGATTGCACTCTTCAGTCTGCAACCAACACATTCACGTGCACGCTACCAGTTAGCATCACATCACATGCATGCATGCACAGAGCACAGTTAGCACTTCACAGCGGCACAGCGGTCACACGGTCTGCTGTGTTTTTAATTGACGTAGAACAGGGGGCAAAAACAGAATGAGCGACGGAATGATTACTCAAACGTACAGTCTTGATTTAGTGCCGGGTGGAAATCAGCTAGTTGTCAACGTGTCTCAGTACGACAAACTCGGCAGACTGCTAGTGTTTAATTTGTACCAAGCCGGTCTTGCGTATTCCATACCGTCTGGAACAGGTGCAACGATTAAAGGCACTAAACCAGATAGCAAAGGCTTTGACTACGCAATGACTGTCGGCAATGGAAAAGTATCGATCAGTGTTCCACAGCAAATGACAGCAGTCGCAGGCAATACGATATGCGAAGTAATGCTAACCGATTCAGCGGGCAACACGATTTCAACCGCTAATTTTATCCTGTCGGTAGAGCATGCCGCTATGGACGACGCTACAGTCGTGTCTGACAGCGATATACCAGTATTTGAAGGACTTGTTGCACAGGCTACAACACAGGCCGCTAACGCATCAGCAAGCGCATCTAAGGCGGCTACAAGTGCAACGGCTAGTGCTAACAGTGCGAGCGCGTCTGCATCAAGCGCAACAAAAGCAGAAACGGCGTACAACAATACAAAACCGTTGATTCCAACCAATACCGGCGCTGTCGGACAGGTGCTAACCAAAACGTCTAGTGGCTCACAATGGGAGACAGAAGTCGGGGGGGGGCTTACGAATAAAGAAGTTCTTGATCTAGTGCGGCCTGTCGGGTCTTATTTTGAGACTGACAGTGCAACATCACCGTCAACACTGTGGCCATGGACAACATGGGAACAGGTAAAAGACCGTTTTCTTGTCGGAGCTGGGAACTTATATGCCGTGGGTTCTACTGGTGGTGAAGCCACCGTTACCCTGTCAGAGTCTCAAATACCTATCAATAGTATGTGGGGCAGCGATAAAACTATAGGTGGAAAAACAGCATCTGTAGTATCTGCTGTAGACTCTGGGTCATTTTATGGATTTAACACATCCTATGGGACGACTGTTTCTGCTCACAATAACATACCTCCTTATTTTGCAACTTATATGTGGAGAAGAACTGCTTAACTAACACGGTGCCACATATACGCAGCTATGTACGGCGGGAGATTATTAAAAGCCGATCCTCCACCTGTACTGCTTGATGCGCTTACAGAGTTTCGCTCGAATGCAATTCTGTTTCCATCGCCATAGCGTAAATCCCAGTCATTGTTGGTTGTTTCTCTAAAACCAACAATAACGTTATGGCTATGTGCAGGAATTTCAGCGATAGTCAGAGTATGAGTGGCTTCACCTGCGCAAAATCAGCTAACTCTACGCCATAAATAAGTGGCATAAAAAGGAGGCAAATTATTATGCGATAGGCTTCCTCCAGTGCTACCGGTTGGTGTTGTTTCTGCGCCTTGAAAATTGTGGCCAACAGCAGTACCACCAGTTGCATAATTCCAGTTCCCACCGCCTTGAGTGTGCGTGTGAGACGGGATCTCTGCAATTGTTAATGTATGAGTTCTGGAGGAATATGTATTTGCTTAAAAGGGCAGATGCTAAAAAGCTTAGAGAAGCGGTTGTTAAGAAACGCATCACAGAATCACAGTATGAAGAAATTACAGGAGAATCGTATTTAACAGAGCAGAGCAAACAGTCCTGCTTTTAGTTTGGATAGAAAGATGAGGAAAAGGGAATGAGTTGGAAACAGATTAAAAGTTTTAACCCTGCGTCAATGGGAACAAAATCAGGTTGGTGCTTGCAGAATGTACGATATGGTTTTGGGATTGGTACGACAACGCCAAGTGCTAAAGCAGATATGCAGTTTAACAAGGACCATGGCACGTTTCATCCGCTGAGTGAGTATGACAGCTCAACATCCGTGCCTGTATATATTGACAGCACGAATGTCTATGAGCATGTAGGATGTTTGCATCATGGAGTTTATTATTCTGATGGCAGAGTGGCTACTCTTCCAACAAACAGAGTCTTCGGTTGGGGAGAATATTGCAGTGGAACTAGAGTTGTACAGATGGTTTCTGGAGGAAGCTCTTCTAATGGTTCGATCTCTGGCACAACTTATAATGGTGTAAATTATGCGCCTGTCTTCAATGCAACGTACTATTTAAACAAATATTCAGACCTTCAGGCGGCAATCGGCAATAACGCATCTGCACTGTTTCAGCACTTTGTCACTTATGGCATGACGGAACATAGACAGGCATGCGCAAGTTTCAACGTTGATATTTACAAGGCTAATTATGCAGATTTACAGAAGGCATTCGGGAATGACATCAAGGCTTACTACAAGCACTACTGTACAAATGGTAAGGCAGAAGGAAGGAACGCTACAAGTTCTGTGAATAGTAATTCTCATGCACCTAAGGCATCTGGAACTGCTACATGTATTGTAACGGCAGTAAAGGTTCGTACACAGCCAAGTCTTAGCGCAGGAGATACTGGAAGCACATACAAGAATGGCGGAAAACTTAATTATCAGGCAGTTGTGCAGGCAGACGGATATTACTGGTTGAAGTATACATCATATAGTGGAGCAGTACATTATTGTGCATACGGAAAGGCAGATGGCTCCAGAAAATTCTGGAATATTAACTAATGAATCCATTCATTCAAACACTTCTAATTGCCGTTATTACAGCAATCACATCATCAGGCTTTACAGGATTAATAATGTTTTTTATCAACCGCCACGACAGCAAGAATGATCTCCTAATGGGGTTAGGACATGACAGGATATTTGCACTCGCTGGTGAGTACATCAAACGTGGCTACATTACACGTGAGGAGTACGACAATCTAAACACTTACATCTATCAACCATACAGAGCACGTGGTGGCAATGGCACTGGAGAAAAATTAATGAATGAGGTTGAAAAATTACCGATGAAAGAAGAGGGAGAATAAAATTATGAAATTATCAAACAACGCTTATGATGTGCTTGTCTACATCGCACAGATTGTTATTCCAGCACTTGGAACACTGTATGCAGCGCTGTCCAGTCTGTGGGGTTTGCCATATGCGACAGCAATTGTCGGCACACTGTCAGCAATTGACGTGTTTCTCGGCGCACTGCTTAAAATCAGCACAAACAGCTACAACGCAACAATCGCAAAGTAACCAACGGTCTGCAGAGATGCAGACTTTTTTTATTTGCGCGGTTTTGAGCAAGATTAAAAAATATTTTAAAATATTTGCTTGTAAGTACTAGACAAATGTAAATGTAAGTACTATACTGTTCTTGTAAACAAAGAGAGCCGAAAGGCAAAAGGAGAACGGTATGAAGATCACGCAGGAAGACATCAACATGGCAAAGTATTTAGCAGAGCAGAACGGTGATTATTGCTATAACGGATATGGTATCAGAGTACAGGATAAGCCGTTCGCGCTTGGAACTATCGACCACGTATCAAATAAATGGGTTGACGGAGAAGACACAAAAGAGCAGCTTGGCGGTATATGTGTTACAGAGCTAGACGGTATATCGGCATCAAGATGTGGCGAATATGATGGCAAGTATATGGCACTGGTTGGTGGCGACTATGTAGGAGCAGGAGAAGACGACAGCGAGGCAATCCTTACAAATGCATCTGTTATCGCTGTACTGCACTGATATGGCTACAAAGCTGACAGCAGAGAGAGCTGAGTATATGCGGAATTATGCCACCAATTACAAACAGGTCAAAATAATGCTGCGCAAGGACAGCGACGAGGATATGGAGATATTTGACTGGTTGGATAAGCGGCCGTCAAAAAGCGAGTATCTCAAAAATCTGATTCAGAGAGACATGGAAAAAGACAACCGTTAAGGTTGTCTTTTTGTGTTTCTGACGACTAGTTTTTTCTGCGGTAGCACGCATTGCCGGACTGCCACGCAAGACCGTCGATGATATCTGCAGTGGACGTACAGATCTGGACCGTGCATCATTTGGCACCGTCTCAGCCATTGCCGAGGCTCTAGGCATCAGCATGATAGATCTTGATCAGATCATCAGCGGTGTCAAACAGCCGTCAGGACGGTACTCCGTCGAGACTGTCAAGGTGGATGATGATGGGCACATCTGTGACGGATTGGACACTGTTTATTTCGACACGATGGATGACGCACAGAAATCAATGGAACTCGGATTGATGCAGGTTAAGGAAGGTTCTTATATCAACGGAAACGGTCAGAACATCACTACAAAGACAACTAAAATCACAGGTAAAGGGCAGATATACTTTGTCAATAAGTTCCTAGGCAATGAAGATTAAAAGAGAGGGAATGATTATATCCCCCTTTTTATTTGCACTGAGTAACGTACAGTAGCGTTTTAGATGTGGAATGAATAGTTGTTCATAAATATCAAAACGTGCGCTGTGATGCGTTTATTAAGTAATTACAGAGCCTTGTTTCCTTGCCTATTTCACCTATAAAAATGCATTGACTTTTAGATCGTTTTAATGTAATACTATATAGACAAGTGAATACAAAAAAATAGTGCCTTTCGGCACTGTAGACCTTAAAAGGTCTGATTCGGTAAACTAACTAAAATAGCTTACTGTAATTAGGATAACTAACCCAACTAGCTATCTGTAAGATAGTATATTATATTACAGATAAAAAAGGAAGAGTTAGTTTATAACTCTTTTTTGTGTTCGCATACACAAAGTTTGTGTTCGCATACACAAAGTATGTAAATATCTTCAATAAGGTACGATGCTACCACAAGCCCCGCCGTTTGCAGGGAGAAAGGCATTCTATGTCATGTTAATACCGCTAAGGCATAAGTACGCTCAAATACTCGTACAGCGGAGAGTATTGGTACAGGAAACACTGGGTGAGAAATCACGGGGAAAGTTAGTAATGCAGGACAGTGAGAGCATAAAGAATTACTAACAACTTGATACGATACACGTCAGCTCCATAGACGAAGTACAAGCAAATCTCTAGTCTGAACATTTACTATTTTTATGTTCAGAACTAGGGAATAACTTTCTCTCAACCGTCTCAACCATACCGAAGTTGTTTCCTAACTTTACAAGTTATTACTAAACGTTTAGAAACAAGATAGAAACAAAGATAATTAAAAATAAGTGTTGACAAGTAAATTATAATGATTTATATTATTGGTACAGAAAGAAAAGAGGAAGAGATATGAAGAAGTTGTATCGAATAACAGCAAGTGAGAGTTTCAGAATGATTAAGGTAGAGATAAGTAATGATGGTGGAAAGAGCTTTGAAGAAGATGCATTCTTTGAAGAAGAGAGAGGAAAAGAGATTCCAGCTTGGTTGCTTATGAGAGAGATTGATAAGCTAAAAGACTTAGAGTATGAGAATGTATCAAAGTATAGACTGTTCCATTTTGGAAAGGACGAAGAGTTTAATGACTAGACCGAAGAAAACATATAGATATATCCTTGGTGAAAAAGACAGAGGGTATTACAAGTACGAAGTGTTAGATAAGAATACAGGAAATTACTATCAGATATATACAGACAGAATGGGAATAGCGAAGTTTGAAGCATACAACATTGGCGGTATCAATGGTTCAAATCAGATAAGAGATTGTAAGAAGTACAATATGGACTGTTCCGAATCAGCAATGAGAAGAAGATTAAAGAGATTGATAAGGCATGAAGAGGAGATTATATGAGAAGAATAAGTTGGAAGCACGTAATTATATTAGTTGTGTCAGTATGGATTGTATTAGGTATTGGAGTATCAGCAGTAGAATCACATACAAATTACAGTGAGTATAAGGAAGATGTAGAAGAGGAGATAAATTTTAGATGAACGAATATGAAATGAAGCATGGCAAAGGAACAGTATTTGATTGGAAAGGCGAGTGCTTTAGATTAGAGGCTTGCGATAGCACAGCATGGAAATCAACGGTCAATAGATGTGATTCACTGTTTGAAACAATCTATGGTGATGAAATTAAGGCACTTGTAGATAAGTACGGATATGAGTATGTAAATTCAGAATTTGAAAAGTGGAAAGGGAATAAAGATGACACAGACAGAGAAGATTGAACGTTACATTAAGGAACATGGAAGCATTACCACAATGGAAGCATTCCAGTATTTGAGAATCACTCGACTATCTGCACGTATTGAGGATATGAGAGATAAAGGTATTGATGTAGTATCAACGCCTGTAAACAACAAAGGAATGAGATATGTAAGATACTCGATTAAGAAGAGAGGTAAGAAGAATGGTTGAGTTCATGGTAAGCATTGTAGTTATCTGCATTATGGTATCAGTTGTATTAGAGGTAAGAGACGATAAGAACAGAAGAAAGATTGAGCAGGAGTTAAGGAAAGACAGTATTAAGATTGGTGGAATTCTAGAGAGACTTGATAGTCTTGATAAATCAGTAAATTACTATTACACGCAGCCAGTAAAGAATTCTGAAGAGATTAAGGATATAAAGAAAGAACTTGACGATCTAAAGATGTGGAGCTATTCAAAGATGTCTAAAGGTGGAAACAATGAAGAATAAAGATAAATATGATTTTAGAAAAATGAAGTTCACTTGGGATAACACAAAAGATGAACCTTATGGAGAAATAACAGTGGGGAGAAGAGTAGTATATACAATTACAAATAAAGCAGTTGAGGGGAAGAAGAAAAAGTATATAACAGCTCATACATTTCTAAAGTGGTTGGAGAAGGAAGATAAAAATGTTTCACGTGAAACAGTAGGAAAGAAAAATAAGAAGGAGAATAATAATGGAAAACGGAAATAAAGATTTGTTTGATGCTAAGGTGGAACAGAATCACGAAGAAGAAAAAGAATCAGCAAAGAAAGAAATTGTTGATTTACAGCATAGAAAGAATTGGATTAGAAAGCAGTTAGCTGAAAAGGGTGTATTAAAGCGTGGGGGAAAGAACGATAGTCAGCATTATAGTTATTTCAGCGAAGCACAGTATAAGGAACTGTTTACAAAGCTATTCTCTGAATCTGGAATTGAACTGATTGTATCAGAAGCAGATGTATGTGATGTCGCATGTAATAACAAGATTAGAAGAGTGAAGTTAGAAATCACACTTGTAAACATTGACAATCCGCAGGATAAGGAAACAGTGTATAGCAGCGGAGAAGGAATGGACGGTGGAGATAAGGCAATCTATAAGGCTAAGACAGGAGCATTGAAGTATTTCTTAGCAAATGAGTTTATGGTAGCTACAGGTGATGACCCAGAAGCAGACAATCCAGAAGAAGAAGATACACCAAAGAATGAATCTTCAAAGAGTGAAAAGGGTGCTACAGATAAGCAGAAGCAGATGATTAAGAGCCTGTACAGTGAAGAAGAAATTGAAACAATGAAGAATAGATTAGGTCATGACTTTACTATCAATGAAGCAAGTACAATGATTGGGAAGAGAATGGAGAATAAGTAATATGTACGATATTGAGGATAAAAGTGGAGAACTTGTAGCAAATGAGAAGGCATTAGAACTTACAAAGCATATTCAAGAGCTTAACTTTGAACTGTTAAAGTCAAAGAATGAAATGGAAACATTCAAGGAAGAACTTAAAGAAGCAATGGAGAAGTACAACGTCACAGAGTTTGAGAATGATTATATTAAGGTTAAGTATATTCCAGAGCATGAACGTGAAATTGTAAATGTAAATGCGCTGAAGGAACAGGGATTGTACGATAACTTCAAGAAGGTTTCAAAGGTAAAGGCTTCCATTAGAACAGAGATTAAAGATGATTGAGTTTATTGAAGACACACATCAGTATTTGATTGACGGAATACTAGTGCCTTCAGTAACACAGATTGTAAGGAAATCATTTAAGGAAGATTTCTATGCAAATGTACCTAGCTATATCCTTGAAGCTAAAGCAGAGTATGGAAACAAGATACACGCAGCCGTAGAAGAAATATTAACAGGGAGTGGAAAGAGTATTAAATTATCAACCATGCAGAATATCAGCGTTGACTGTGCAATCGAAAAGATGAAAGAATGTGGGCTGATAGGCGGGAAATATAAATCTGAAAAGCTCATTTCTTACAAGCACCTGTATGCAGGAACTTACGATCTGTACAATACAGATATGAATGTGCTGATTGATATTAAGACTACTGCAAAGTATAACAAAGAATATCTTGAAAAGCAGTTAGGAATGTATAGAGTAGCAATGAAGAAATCGAGTGCAAAATGCTATTGTCTGTGGATGCCTAAAAAGGACGCAGTAAGAGTAATTCCAGTAGAACCAATCAAGAAGGAAGAAGTATTAGATATGGTAGATGCGTACAATGCCGATAGAGCAGAGGATTGTGGATGGATAGTATAATTCAGCATGAGAAGAAATGCTACCTAACAGGAGCTAGATATAGCCTTGATAAGCACCATATCATGAATGGCACAGCGAACCGTAAGAAGGCAGATGAAGACGGTTTGTGGATATGGTTAAGGCATGATGTACATATGTGGTTGCACCAAACGCATAACGGTCAAGACAAGGATAAGCAGCTTAAAGCAATAGCGCAGGCAACGTACGAAGAATCACACACACATGAAGAGTGGATGGCTAGATACCATAAAAACTATATAGAAAGGCAAGACGATGAATAGAGCAGTAATTAGCGGAAGGCTTACAGACGAAGTAATTGTAAAGAAAACGCAGAGTGGATTATCAGTAGCAAGCTATAGCATTGCAGTCAATGAGAAGTCAAAGGACGATAAGAAAACATACTTTATTAACTGTGTATCATGGAGACAGGGAGCAGATTATTTAGGACAGTACGCGCATAAAGGCGATTTGATTGGAGTTGACGGTAGGATTACTACCAGAAGCTATGATAAGCAGGACGGCACAAAGGTATATGTAACAGAGATTGTTACAGATAGAGTAGAGATTCTATCATCAAAGCAACAGAGCCATGATGAAGAGTATAAGGACGTAACAAGTGACTATGCTAATAAGAGCTATGTAAAAGAGAAGCAAGAATCACCAAGCATTGAAATCAATTCAGATGATTTACCATTCTAAAAAAGGCGGTGTATAAAAGCACCGCTTTAATTATAAATAAATTAAAATAAAGTATTGCAAATTAAAACAAACGGTAATATAATAAAAGAACAAAAGAGGAGAATAATATGAAAAGCACAGAACTAACAACAATGGTAGTAAAACTTAATTGGAATTACATTATAGATCACGCAACTGATAGGAAATTTTGGGAGCAGAAATTCAAGGTATATGACATTGATGGGTTCGAAGCGTTCATGGAAATTTATGAAATAGATATATCTTACAAGAAGATTTATTTCAAACTAAGCTACAAAAATAGCAGAGCAAATTATGGTTATGAAACAAATTTATTTGCAATACCAATGAGTAAGGAACATTTCAACGCAAAGATATTCAACAACACTTTATGTACAACAATCATGAGCCTTATAATCGAATCAGAAGACGATAGAATAAGAACTTATAAAGAATATAGGAAAGCAGAAACAGCTTATGATGAAGCAGAAAAAGTTCTAACAGGAATAGCAAAAGACTTTCTAGATAAGAATGAAGTTAAGTCCGATAACGTTAGAGAAGCGTACACAGAAGCATACGTTAAAGACAATATTGTGGATTATAGAAGCGAAGTATTGGATAAGTACAGGTATCGTATATTCACTAAATTATATCTAGAATGTGCTACATATTTCGACTACTATCCAGAATAGATAGATAAGTATAAAGAGATTCTAGAAAGCGGAAATAGAATAAATTTTGCGAAAGAATACAAAGATATTGAGAATAAACTTGCAGAAGTAAAGTCAGAAGAATTTGAAGATTACATGAAAGATAAGCTCGAAGAGCTATAAGGAGAGAATAAGATGAATAAAGTTGAATTAGTAGGCAGACTTGGGAAAGACGTTGGAGTACCGCAGGAGACAGATAGAGGAGACATATTTGCTAGATTTTCATTAGCAGTTTCCAACAATGGGAATGAGCCTGACTGGTTGCTGTGTGTAGCGTGGAATAAGACAGCAGAGTATGTAAGCAGAGCCAAGCAGGGAGACATTGTAGCAGTAACAGGGAGAGTTAAGAACACAGTAGTAGGCGAAGGAGATAGCAGGCGTCACATGTGGAGCATTGTTGCAGAGAGGTGCGAAATCTATCACCCAGAGCATAAACCACATGAAGGACTGATTCCACAAGGAGGTAAAGATAATGCTGTGGAAATGTAATGATTGCAATAGGCTATTCTATGAGCCAAATGAAAAAACAATGAGTTGCGCATGTTATTACGGAGTAGATGAACATGTTGGAATAGACGATAGCATTACAGTAAGCACATGCCCAGAATGTGGTAGCGAAGATATTGAAGAACTAGACTATGAAGAAAGCGAGGCATTGGAAAATGCAGGGAGAACAGAGGGAGATAAGTATGTATTCTTGGATTATTGACAAAGCTACAATAAACTTATAAAACCATGAGCAAAAAAGTAAAGAGATTTGCAATAAAAGTAATGCTTGTAATATTTGAATCTGTAATATTAACAACATTATGGAACTGCATAGTAGTTAAGATAACTACTGCAATAAGAATCCAGCAATGGCAGTCAATGATAATCATCATAGGAACTGATGCTATTGTACTGTCAGAAAGGACAAGAAAAGATATATGAAGGATTTACTTATAACAATAGCGTTATGCATAGTTGTGATAATTTTAACACCTATTGCAATACTAGCATTGCTTGGATTGGCAAAGTTAATTGCAAATATGTATCTTGGAATAGTAGACGTTATTAAAGACATTATAGATAATATTCGTGCTGATAAGATAGAAAAATTAGATGGAAAGAAAGTTAGAATATACCTTAACTGTTATGGTAAGAAAGTGATAACAGGAGTCCTTGAAAAACATACAGAGTGGGACGGCAGTACATGCTGTGACCTTGGTAGCATGCATAATACATATGATGTGCTAAATGATAAAGGAAATAGTGTTTTAGAGAAAGATAAAAGAATACATTTTGCAGAAATAAAAAAGATAGAGGAGATAAAGATATGAAGAATAAAGAGAAGTTTCAAAAAGAGTTAGCCGACATGATTTTATCAAGTAAACACTTAGCCGTGGTAGGTGGAAAACCAGTTTGTTGCGGAGACCTTGACTCAGATTGCGCAGGATGCTATTTACGTGATAGAGCTGGATTAACATGCGTGCAGAGAAGAAAAGAGTGGGGAGAAGAAGAATACAATGAGCCTTTACTAACTGCCTCAGAGAAAGAGTTTTTGCAGTATTTGGTTGACCATATAAGACCAAGAATTGTGAGTATTGAAAAATGTGAATATGGTGACAACTCAGAATTTGAATGCAAGGAATTTTTGAATATTGAAACTGTTGATGAGCAAAGAAAACCTTGTGTATCATCTTTGCCTGATTTTGATAAGGGAACAATGTACAAATGTCTAGAGATTGGCAAAGAATACACTCCAGAAGAGCTTGGACTGAAGGTGAAGAAATGAGACTAATTGATGCAGACGAATTTCTGAATGATGAAAATGATGCATTCAGAAACACTCTTCCAAAAGTAAAAGACGGAATTGACAAAGTGATAAATCTTGGAACACATCTGAAAATAGAAAAACTTATAAATGACTGCCCTACAGCAGACGCAGTTCCAGTAGTACACGCTTGCTACATTAAAAATAAGAATAAGTTTGATGATTTTGAATGTTCAAATTGTCATGTTCATTGCCACGTAGAAAGCGTATGTACTAAGTTTAATAAATACTGCCCATGCTGTGGCGCAAGAATGGATGAGGTGGAGCAATAATGCGATATTTAGGTGGCAAAAGCAGAATAGCAAAAGACCTTGCAAAAATCATAAATAAATATACACAAGGAGAAAAGCCATTTGTCAGTTTATTTTGCGGGAGCTGTTCTGTTGAAAGCAAAGTGAATGCACCTATGAAACTTTGCAATTATAAACACGAATATCTAATTGCAATGTGGAAAGGCTTACAGAATGGTTATGAGTTGCCTGATACAATCACACGGGAACAGTATTATGATATTAAAGCAAACCAAGATAGAGATAAATGCTTAACTGGATTTGTGGGTTTCGGCTGTTCCTTTGGTGGAAAATGGTGGGGCGGTTTCGCCAGAGATAAAAAGGGTAAGAATTATTGTGCAGAATCAAAGGCAAGCGTAAATAAAGATTTAAAAGGACTTATGAACGTAACATTTGCTTGTTTAGATTACAGAGATGTTAAAATTCCTGATGGGGCGGTTGTTTATGCTGACCCACCATATGGGGAAACGACAGGATATTCAACTGGTAAATTTGATTCCAATGCATTTTGGGACCATATGCGTAAACTAAGCAGAACACACGTTGTTTTAATTAGTGAAGAATCAGCACCAGAAGATTTCACTTGTATTTGGAAAAAAGAATACACAAGGACCCTTGATGTAAACAAGAGCAACCAACCTAAAAAAACAGAAAAATTATTTATTCTTATGGGAGAAAAAGATGATTGAGACAGTAGAAGAAAAGATAAAAAGAAATACTGCATGGTCTGAAGAGTTTAGACGTGGCTATAAAAACGGTTATTCAGCCGCCGAAAATCATTATAATTCAGTTCTGAAAGACAAGCTTTCAGCTAAAGACCGTGAACGAGTCAATCTTTTAAGAGTGTATCCGTACAATTTGATCCCAATGATCAACGGCGAAGACGATAACAGCTATCTGCAAACAAACGCTGATGAGGACTGTGAAAACCCGATAGGTTACTACTCTCCAGTACTCATTGAAGAAGTCATGAAAAATTGCCTTTCTGAGCGAGAAAACAAGATCCTTCAGATGCGCTACGAATGGGGTATGTCGCTTGAAGAAACCGGGAAAGAATGCGGAGTCACAAGAGAGCGTATCCGCCAGGTGGAAGCAAAGGCTATCAGAAAGCTGCGTTTTCAATATCACAAAGGCACGATCATGTGCGTTCCAAAAGCAGAATGGAGAAAAGCACAAAATGAGGCGGAGTATTACAAAGCACAAGCCGAATACATGCAATCAGAATTAGACAAGATCAGGAACATCACGCCAGAGAAAAGAACAGAAGCGGATAAAAGCACACTGCTTGAAACAACGATTAATGAACTTGATATGAGCGTGCGGTCATATAGCTGCTGCAAGCGTGCAGGAATCAATACGCTGGGTGATCTGTGCGGTAAAACCTATACCGAAATGACGAAAGTTAGAAACTTGGGAAAGAAATCACTGCAGGAAATCGAGAGCAAGATGATTGAATACGGTCTTAGATTCAAACCGGAGGAGAGGAGATAGATCGATTTTTGTCCATACTGTGGAGCAAAGATGGATGAAAAAATAGAGGAGAAAAAATAAGTATGAAAACAACTATATTGTATCATGTAGTTGGCTCTGATGACATTTCTTCAAAGCAAGTAGTAAATAACGAGGGAGAGTTCATTGAGTGCCTTATTAAACTAAAGTATACTGGCAGATTTGTCATTGATGATGTAGTGAGCAAAGCAAAATATATTGAAAAATATCGGAATAAAATTATGGATTGGTGATGATAGATAAGATGAAATACATAAAAAAACAAGTAGAAGTAGAAGCAATCAAATATATAAAGAGTGAACCTGACTTTATAAAGTTTAAACACCCAATGGGAGAAACGTCATTTATCTTTAGCGAAAAACCAAATTGGCTTATAAGAGCGATTAAAGATAAGACTATACATAAGAGTCCTTTTGACGAACTTCTTATACATACCCTTGAAGGAGAAGAACGTATATCAAAGGGAGATTACATTATAAAAGGAGTGAATGGAGAACTATATCCTTGTAAACCAGATATTTTCTTAAAAACATATATTCCAGCAGACGAAAGCATAACAAAAATATCAGATTTGATTTCATCATTTAATAACGTAGATGTAGAAACTTACTATATGATTGATATAAACAACAATGCAAGAAAAGTATTTGCAGGAAACATTATAAAAAGAGAAGGTAAAATTGTAGCGGAGAATTTAGACAGCAAAGATTTTGAATCTGAAGTTTCTGAATATAGAATCATATCCGATGAAATAACAGATTGTCCTACATTAGAAATTGTTATAGATAGGAGAAATTGATGTATATACTAAGCCAAGACGGTAACACTTTAATAAACAGCAATAGAATTGTATGTATAAATAAACTTGAATATAATGGGAAATATACACTAGAAGCAGTTATTGATATTGGTGGTGAAGCCAAATCTACAACTTACTGTGTGGATATTGCTTCCTATGATACAGAGCTTGAATGCCAAGCTGTGTTTGAAATCATATCTGCAAGAATGGCGGAAACCAGTTCAGGTTTAGTAATGAGTATTAACCATAGAAGAATGTATTATGGTGATGCAGGTGAATCATACAGCTATGATACACAAGTAAAAGATTATATAAACCGTAATAAGGAGAAAAAGAATGGTAATTGACGGAGAAAAAGTATATCTTTACAATCCATTCAGAATGGACGAGTGGACAGACGAAGATTTGGGGAAGCAAATGGATATACTTATTAAAAAGTACAATGCAGATGCAGACGGAATGTTTCAATTTGCGGACAATGTAGAGAACTTAGCCAACCAATGCTACATCATAGGGGAAATGATTAGTAGGCTTAACGAGAACTGCCTTGTGCTTAAAAACAGAATAGATATATCACGAAGCAAGCAGGTGTATGTGAGTAGGAAGCAATGGCAGGAAGTGAATACAGAGAAAGCACCCGCAATGTCCTACTTTGAAGCATTAGCAAGTGACTTTGTAAAAGACGATCTAGACAAATACGCAAAGGAAAAGGCAAGACTAGACAGATTCAAATATGCTTATGATAGTTTGGAACAAAAACAGAATGCATTGAAGAAGAAAATGGAAAGCATAAAGTATGAAGAATTTGGGAACAACTAAATTCACTATATATGGAAGATTTCCGGGAATGAATGAAATCATATCTTCAAACAGATATAGCAGATTTGCAGGGGCAGGGCAGAAGAAGAAATGCACACAGAGCGTCATAAGTGCTATCAGAGAAGCCAAATTAAGTCCTGTGGATAGTTTACCAGTAAAGCTAGAATTAACGTTCTATGAGCCAAATAACCGCCGTGATGTGGACAATATTATAGGTGGTGGAATGAAGTTCATTATGGACGGCATTGTAAAAGCAGGAATACTTCCAGATGATAGCAGAAAGTATGTAACAGGGTATTCTGCTTATGTTAAGACAGATAAAGAAAAACCTAGAATTGAAATAGAAATAAAATGTGATAATATATAAGTAACGGAAGGAGATAAAACAATGGAAGACTATGGAAAGATGCACAGCTTAAAAGAAGTAGCAGACATGCTAGGAGTTGGATATATGACAATTTACAAAATGGCAAGAGACGAAAAAATTGAAACCATTAGAGTAGGAAAGATGTACCGTATATCTGATAAGGCTATAGAATCATATATAAATGAGAACAAAAGATAACTTGCCAAGTGCAAGTTTTTTTATTAAACATTTATAAAAATAAATGCATAAATATGTTTACATTATAATTAAACAATGGTAATATAGTAGGCATAAAGAGGAGATAAGATATGTTGATAGAAATGATTGTTACAAATGTATTGATAGTATTAAAAGCACTTAATTTAATTGAAATGAGTTGGTTAGAAATAGTATATATACCGCTAGTAATAAATGGAGTGTTAGGAATTATAAACGGAATACTAAAAGGAGCATTAGAAGTATCTAACGGGACAGTAAAAGAAGATAACTGACATGGAGTATATAAATATTGAGAGTTTGGACTTATTTGGAGAAAAAATATGCCAACCTAAACATGGAGAAATTATAAAAACAACTTATGAAGATGCAGTTAAGTTTATACTTCCAATACATTATAGTGGCAGAGTACCAAGCATATCATTATCATATGGTTGGATAGTAAATGGTAAACTTGTTGCGTGCATTACATTCGGAAAACCAGCGTCAAATCAGTTATGCATAGGAATATGTGGAAAAGAATATTCTGATAGAGTATATGAGCTTAACAGGCTATGTAGAATAGAAGGATTAGAATACCAATTATCAGAGTTTGTAAGTGCAGTATTAAGGACTATAAGCCAGTACAATATTATAGTTGTATCATACAGTGATTCTGCAATGAGCCACCATTGATATATATACCAAGCGTGTAATTTTATTTATACAGGTGAAACAAAGCAACGTACAGATATGTACACAGAAGGGAACAAACATTCAAGGCATTATTCACAAGAGTTGCAGAGGGGGGGGCTAAGAAAGGTTAGATCGCCTAAGTATAGATACATATATTTTGCGACTAAGGATAAAAAGATAAAAAGAGATTGGAAGAATCATCTTAGATACAAAGTTCAGAAATATCCAAAGGGAGATAACAAAGATTATAAATTGGGAGAATATCAGAAACCTATAATCATAGAAAGTGTGAAGAAATGAAGAATTGTAAATTGCTAAAGACATGTATGACATTCTACACAGGTTCGCCAGAAAAAGTAGGAATGTACATTGTATTCAAAAGGAATGGTAAAGTTTATTTATATCCTTATGTAGATGAAAATGATAATGAAGAATTTGACAATGAAGATGTATATATGTGGGCTAAACTTGGAGACAAGGCAGAACTATTAGTACAGAGAATTGGTAGCGATTATAACGCTTATAGCGTAATACACTAAAGGTAAATACATGAAAAATAAAATTATTGTTGCGCCGTGCCTTGAATGTGAGAACAAAGGCTGCGGGGAATATCATTCAAGATGCAAGCTATATAAACACTTTGTAGCAGAGAAGAAGAAAGAGAATCAAGAAATGAAAGATAGTAGTGATAAAAAGTATTACTATCATAGGAGATATTTCTAATGAAGAATAAAGAATTTTATGATTTATCAAAGATTCATTTTTCAAAAAGTAGCAAAGATGATAAACCAATATGGAAGATATACTATTCAGATAGAGATGACTATTGGGAAGAAGAACCTATTGAGACAATCAAAAGGAACTATATTAACAGAGTAAAAGATTGGGGTAAATGGTGCGAATCGGAACATGAGAACAAGTTTAAGTTCAGTGTTGGAGACTATGTGTTTGACACAAATTGTAAGTTTGGTGTAATAACAAGTTACTATAGAGATAATAGAAATAACATTTGTATGTACAACGTGAACTGTAATTACAATACTTTTCAATATAGAGAAGATGAATTAACTATTTCACCTTTAGACAAAGCAGAATATGATTTCTTGCAGTATCAAATTAACCATATAGTTCCAAAGATTGACTGCATAGTTAGATCAAGAATGTTAAATGGAAATATAATTCAGTTATACTCAGATAAGTTATGTGTTTGCAATTTTAGATTCAAGAATGAACAAATGTATAAAGGCATGAAAAACGATAAATTATATAAATTGCCAGAGATTGGATTGAAGGTGAAGAAATGAGATTGATTGATGCAGATGCGATTAACAAGTATCTGAAGGAAAACAAAATGAAGCGGATCATGCTTATAGACACATCGCCGACGGTTGATGCGGTTCAGGTGGTACATGCTTACTGGATTCCTGAAAAAGATCCTGAAGGGAAAACGTATGCGTACCATTGTTCAGAGTGTTATGAAAAAACAGGACATTATGTTTATGGAACATCGAATTACTGCCCGGATTGCGGGGCCAAGATGGACGGTGAATATTATGACAATTGAGGAGCTTGAATCAGTGCGTGGCATGGCGTCAGAAGTGCAGGCTATCCAGAATGAAATAGAATCGCTCTACACGCCGATTTGCAGTCCGAATGGACAATCATCCGGCGGGCATTCAAACACGCCGTCAGACCCAACAGAACGAGCCGTTAACCGTATCCTAGAGATTAGGGCAGACTTAGAAAAGCGAATTGACGATTATACGGCAGAGATCAAGCGTGTTGAGGAATGGATCGCAATCCTCGATGATAAGAACCTTGCAACGATTGTCAGATACCATTACATATCAGGATATGACTGGAATAAGACGTGCTACCTTACAAACAATTACTATTCACATACGGTGTGCCAGAAGAAGATTCGCAGATATTTCGGATTAGATAACTGAAATTATTTGAAATTGTCGCATATGTCGCACATGTCGCACTAAAAGTACGATAAAGTATAGATGTAGTTTTAGACAGACAGAGATGTCTGCCTTTTTGTATGCTACAACGTGCCAGTCTCCTTCCGTGCTTCGGGTCGCGGTAATCGCTGGCACATCAGAAAGAAGAACATTGTGAATGACAATGGGGCAATAGACAGAGACCACGATCTAACAGACGAAGAACGATTCAGAAAAGTAATGCTTGCAATAGAGCACGGATGCGACAGTCCGTGTTTTATTTGTACTCGCAAATTCTGCTGTGATGATGTTCATGCGTGCAAACGTTTTGACAAATGGTTTAAGCATTTCATGAGAGAGGTGGATGGCAATGCAAGAAGAAACAGAATACGGTGATTTGATAAGCAGAAGCAAAGCCATAGAGATCATGCAGAGAATGAAGAAGAAGAAAGAGGAATGCAACTGCAGGCATGGAAGCTATGAAGCTGAAGCACTTGGCTATGCAATTGAAACAATAAAGCAGTTGCCTGCATACGATGAAGTCAAACAGTGATAAGTTTTATGACACGCCACGATGGCGGCGAATGAAGGACAGCATCATGCTGAGAGATAAGTACATTGATCAAGTTGCTCTTAGGTACTCACCGTTCCCAGTGCAGGCACAGATTGTGCATCACATCTTCCCACGTGAATCATTCCCAGAGTACGAATGGAGCTCTTGGAATCTTGTGTCAGTGTCTCGTGCAACACACAACAGGCTGCACGATAGGGATACAGACATGCTTACAGATGAAGGCATGGCACTGCTTAAGCGAACTGCAAAGAAACAAAAAATAAATCTCGGGAGAGTGATGGAAAAATTTTACGAAGATCCCCCCGAGGGTGAAAAAAATTTTTAAGACCTAGACCGATGGCGATGGGTCGACATATCCCTCTCGGGTAGGCGACTTAATTCGGGGGTATTGACGTTAGACATTATGCAAAGTGAAGAAAGGGGCAAAAATGAGGAAATCTGACTACAAAAAAATGCTGATTGAACAAACTCAGCAGATTGGAACGTACAAAGAAGCATTCTTGCCTGCAATTGACACTCTGGCAGGCATTCTGGAACAGCGAGATAAGACACATCGTGAATTTACTGCAAGCGGTGGAAAAGCGGTTATCACGCACACAAACAAAGCGGGCGCAACAAACATGGAGCGCAATCCTGCATTGCTACAGTGGGAGAGTTTGAACTCTGACGCTCTCCAGTATTGGAGAGATTTAGGTCTTACGCCTGCAGGTCTTAAGAAAATAGACGAGAAATTGATGAAACCGCAGAAGAAATCAACGTTTGAATCTTTGCTAAGCGGGCTTGATAAAGAATGACATCGAAATTTAAACAGAAAGCGGTCAAATACGCACAGGACGTGGTAGCAGGCAGAATCGTTCGTGGAAACAACAAACGTGAGTGTGAGCGATTTCTGAACGATTTAAAGCGTACCGATATTGAGCTGAAAACGCATGATCCAGATTTTGTAATTTCAATCATTCAGAGAATGTTTGTCCACAACCAAGGCGAAGACCTTGAAGGGAAACCTTTAAGAAATAAACCGCTTGAACTTTTGGATTGGCAGATATTCATTGTCTATAACCTAGTAGGCTGGTACTGGAAAGGAACAAAAAAAAGGCGTTTCCATGAAGCGTTCATTTTTCTACCACGTAAGAATGGAAAAACTATGTTTTCTGCTGCACTTGCTTTTGCACTTGGCATATTGGAGAGAGTATCTGGTTCTAACGTTCTGATTGCATCGGCATCACTAAAGCAGTCAATGGAATCATTCAACGATATTCTGTACACATTCCAGTTCAGAGGAATTGACAATGATGAGAACTGTACAATCCACAACAACAACATGGAACACAGCATTGCACTGAAGTTCGTTGACAGTGAAGGATTGCCGAGTGGCTCGTTCAGAGTCGAAGCACTGGCATCGAATCCAGATGCTCAGGATTCGTTTAACTGCAACATTGCGATTCTTGATGAGATCCACGCATTCAAAAAGCCAGCACAGTACAACCGATTCAAGGAAGCTATGAAAGCTTATACAAATAAGCTATGCATCGGCATCACAACTGCTGGTGACAACGTTAATTCGTTTTGCTACAAAAGACTGCAGTATGCAGAAAAAGTTCTTGATGGAATTGTAAAAGACGATTCACTTTTCTGCTTTGTGTCTCATGCGGACAAGGATTCAAATGGAGATGTTGACTATTTGAATCCTGTTCAGATTGAGAAAGCAAATCCTAGCTATGGAATCATGATTCGACCAGAGGACATGAAAAACGATGCAATACAAGCGCAGAACGATCCACAGCAAAGGAAAGACTTTCTAAGCAGATCATTGAATGTATATACGTCAGCCATGAAAGCATGGTTCGACATTGATGAGTTCAAAAAATCAGACATCAAATACGATTGGTCGATTGATGAGCTTGCCAAGATGAAAATCAAATGGTTTGGTGGAGTTGACCTTTCAAGAATGTATGATCTGACAGCTGCGGCACTGTTTGGAAATTATCACAATCCTAAGACAGGCAAAGACGTTGACATCATCATCACGCATGCGTTCTTCCCGATTGTGCAAGCAACGCACAAAGCAGATGAAGATCACATACCGCTGTTTGGCTGGGCAGATGATGGACTGCTGACATTGTGCAATAGTCCAACGGTTAATGTTTCAGATGTTGCGAATTGGTTCGTGGAGATGCGCAAAAAAGGATTCAACATTGTGCAGGTCGGTCATGATAGAAAGTTCGCACGAGAGTTCTTCATTGAAATGGAACAGCTTCACTTCAATGAAGTTGATCAGCCGCAGTATTTCTATGTAAAGTCTGAAGGATTCAGACACATAGAGAAGGCGGCAAAAGATGGAACGCTGTACTACATGCATTCTGAGGCATATGAATACTGTGTCAGCAATGTTAAAGCAATTGAAAAGACTGACGACATGGTGCAGTACGAAAAAATAGGACCGAAGGACAGAATGGATTTGTTCGATGCGTCCGTGTTTGCTTGTGTTAGATATTTGGCAAACATTGAAACAAATAAGAGAGCCAGCAATTGGTGGGGGAGTGATAGAAAATGAGCAAAAGAAAAAGTGTCAGATCAAAAAACATAAGAGCATCTTCCACCACATCAAGCGGAGTGGGATTTCTCCTCTCAGATGGCGCATACGATACGCTATGCGTGCGTGGATACACTCGGCTTGATAGAGTACCAGCAATTGTCGCAGGCTATCGCAGAATCGCTGAATTGATTGGTTCTGTGACAATCCACTTGATGGAGAACACAGACAATGGTGATGTGCGAATTAGCAATGAGCTTTCTAAAAAGATAGACATCAATCCATGTAAAAGGATGACAAGATCAACTTGGATGGAGTACATCATGATGTCGATGTTTGTCTATGGAAACGGAAACGCAATTGTTAAAGTGAAAACATCTGATGGAATACTAGACGACTTACAGCCAATACCTGCAGGTCGTTTTCAGTTGCTACCAGATTCTACTGGATACGACTACAAGATTATCATTGACGGTCAGACATTTGATCCAGACGATGTTCTCCATTTCGTTTACAACCCCGATCCAGAGTATCCATGGAAAGGAAGAGGAATGAAGGTTGTTCTTTCTGACCTTGCACACAATCTTAGACAGGCAACGGCAACTGAGAAGGCGTTCATGGAATCACCAAAGCCTTCACTAATCATCAAAGCAGATGGATTGATTGATGAATTTTCAACGCCAGAAGGTCGAAAAAAAATAACCGATGAATACATTTCTAACAGTGACGATGGAAGACCGTGGGTAATTCCAGCAAATCAGATTGATGTCAAGGAAGTCAGACCGCTGTCTCTGTCAGACATTGCATTGAATGACAGTGTGAAGCTAGATACGCAGACAGTTGCAAGCATCATCGGTGTTCCATCATTTGTCCTAGGCGTTGGAACTTACAACCAGAAGGAATGGAACAATTTTGTGAGCACAAAGTTGCGTCCGATCATGGTCGGAATTCAGCAGGAGATGACCAGGAAGCTAATCATCTCACCTAAATGGTATCTGCGTTTTAACAGTCTTAGCTTGCTTGATTACGATCTAAACACAATCGCTACTGTTTACACAGCAATGCAAGACCGTGGAGACGTTGATGGAAATGAAGTAAGAGACCGCATCGGAATGTCTCCAAGAGAAGGTCTTGATGAATTGAAAGTGCTTGAGAATTACATTCCAAATGATATGAGCGGATTGCAAAATAAGCTGAACAATAACAGCGGGGGAAAAGACGATGAATAACGAAATGAATATTGGAACACGTCAGATGAGAACAATCTCGTCTGATTTTAAAATTCGGGAAACGTCAGACACAAACGAGAAGCGAATTGAAGGCTATTTCGCTGTGTTTGACGGCACATACGATATGGGAGACGGAATGAGTGAGAGCATTGATCCGCATGCGTTTGACGAAACGATAAGCGGTGATGTTCGTGCTCTGGTCAACCACGATACGACACTGGTCATTGGCAGAACTTTGGCACGCACGCTAGATTTAAAAATCGATGCGCACGGACTTTGGGGGAGCATCTTAATCAATCCGAACGATCAAGATGCGCTGAATGAGTACGCACGCACACAGCGTGGCGATGTCAACCAGTGTTCGTTTGGATTCGACATTCTAGGCGAAGACACCGAAGTCAACGCTGAAAATGGCTCAGTCCATTGGGTGATCAGAAAAGTCAAATTGTATGAGGTGTCGGTATGCACTTTCCCAGCGTACAAAACAACAGAAGTTTCAGCGCGTTCTAAAGATCTCGCTGAGATCCGCAGAAAGTCACTTGAAGCATGGAAGTTACGCGCAATTGAAAAGCTGAAAGGAGCGAAAAATTAAAATGGCATTGAAAGCATTGTTATTAAGAAAAAAGATTGATGGCATGAAGAAGCAGTCTGCTAGCATGTTAGCCAATCTCGAAACGCTAAGAACAAAGTCAAAAGACTTTGAAAAGCGTGAAGCAGAGCTTGAAGCTGCCGTGAATGAAGTCACGGATGAAACATCTGCTGAAGATAAAAAGACAGTAGATGATTCGGTTGAAGCTTTTGATTCTGAAAAGTCTGCACATGATGCAGAAGTTGAAAAAGCAGAAAACGACAAAAAGGCATTGGATGATGAAATCGCCAATACCGAAAAAGAGCTGTCAGACATTGAGGCGGCTCAGGCAGATAAGCCAGAAGCAAAACCAGCAGTAGAACCGGAGAATGATCCGGAAAAAGAGCCTACACCAGAGGCAAGAAAGGCAAGAACAAACATGAAGAAGAGATTTAGAGATATGGATTATGAACAGCGTTCAGCATTTGTCGCACAGGAGCCGGTTAAGGCGTTCCTAGAAAATGTGCGTTCTCTCGGAAGAGGGCAGGCAGAGAACATTGAAAAACGTTCTCTTACAGGCGGAGATCTGCTTATTCCAGAAGTGATCCTGCCATTAGTTAGATCAGAAACAGAATTGTATTCGAAACTGATTAAGCACGTTAATCTCAAACAGGTCCACGGAACATCACGTCAGACCATTGAAGGCGGAATCCCAGAAGGCATTTGGACAGAAGCGGTAGCATCCCTGAATGAATTGGCCTTAGCATTTACAAAAGTGGAGGTCGATGCATATAAGGTAGGCGGGTATATTTTTGTACCAAATAGTACTCTCGAAGATTCTGATATTGACCTTGCAGGTGAGATCTTCACGGCAATTGGCCAGGGCATTGGATATGCCGTAGACAAGGCCATCGTATATGGGACAGGCACAAAGATGCCTACAGGGTTTGCCGCTACAGCAACAAAGAAAAACGTTGGCGGAAAGACAGATATCGCAATGTATAAAGCGTTCATCGAAGCTACAGGAGCACTGAAACATTCCAATGGCGAACTGTTCTGGACAATGAACAGTGCTACAAAGGCCAAGATGGTAGCAGCATCTTTGAGCATCAATGCAGCAGGCGCAATCGTGGCTGGTACGCAGTCTATGATGCCTGTTATTGGAGGCGCAATTGAGACCGAGGACTTTGTCCCTAATGATGAGATTCTTGGCGGCTATGGAATGGATTATGTACTTGCGGAGCGTTCTGGAAATACTCTCGGGGTGTCAGACCAGGCTAAGTTCATCGAAGATGAAACAGGCTATAAGGGAACAGCAAGATATGACGGTAAGCCAGTATTTGCAGATGCATTCCTTTGCGTTGGCTTAGGTTCTACAGATCCAACGGCAGCCATTGATCCAGCACACCCATTTGCGGCCGTGAGTACGCAGGGATAAATAGAAAGGTGGTAAAGCATGACCATTTCGGATATTAAAGAATTGCTAAAAGCAGACCTTGAAAAAATGGTCTTGCCAGAAGCCACAAATAAATACCTCGACACGCTGATCACGGTTGCAATAGCCGAGATTCAGCGTGAGGGCATTACTCTAAAAACCACAGCAGACAGTACCGAAACAGTTGTTTCGTACGACACAGACGATTCTCAGACGATTGAGATGTATGCCGCTTATCTGTACCGCAAGCGTGCGGACGGTGACAACGGCATGCCTCGCATGCTGAGATACAGGCTTAACAATCGTGTGTTCAGTCAGAAAGCATCTGAGGCGTAAGCAATGACGCTCGATGATGGAACAATCCAGATTTGCAATCTTATCAACTCAAGTGATGCAGGAAGTATGCCAGACCAGAAACTTTCACCAGTGATCACACAGTATTACGGTGAAAAAGACATTGGCATAACGCGCCAGTACCTCGCAAAGGGAGCAGATGAACAGGTTGACATGGTTGTACGAATTTGGAATGAAGGAACACGCCCACAGATTGCACAGTATGCAGTCATTGTTGAAACTGAAGATCAGTACAGAATCGACAATGTACAGCCGACACACGATGATGATGGATTGAAGGTGTTTGATCTTACCCTTAGACGATTGGAGACTTATTATGACATACAACGATAAGCTAAAAATTGTCGGGAAGACACTCGCTGAAGCATCGCCAAGAATCTACCACTATTACCGCCCAGAAAGTGTGAAAGCACCATATGGCGTATGGCAGGAAGATTCAGAAGACGGTTCGGCACACTCAAACAATCACAAATCAGAACAGCAGATTCACGGCACGCTCGATTGGTACACGTTAAAAGAATATGACACAGTGATTGACACGATTCAAGAGCATCTTGATGCTCAAGAATCAATCTCTTACCGTGTTAATTCAGTGCAGTATGAAGATGCAACAAAGCTCATTCACACAGAGTTTGAATGGTGGGTGAACTAGGCAATGGCAACGTTCAAATTCAAAGGTCTTGACGAATACACAGCTCAGTTGGAATCACTTTCCAATCAGAGCGACGAGTATATCGGCAAGGCTGTTTTTGAAGGTGCGAAAGTCGTCGCAGATGCTGTCAAGCAGTCAATCGGAGAGATTCCAGTTGACAACACTGTGTACAAAAAAGATGGGGAAAGCAGAACAGGTCTTAAATCTGTGCAAATCGAAGGTTTGAGAGATTCGTTCGGTATTTCAACTTTGCAGGAAGGCAACAATGATTATCAAAACGTCAAGATTGGTTTTAGCGGTTACAACAAAATCAAATCAAAACGGTGGCAAAATGGTCAGCCGAATGCAATGGTAGCAAGAAGCATCAATTCTGGAACATCGTTCATGCGAAAGTATGCGTTCATGGATAATGCGACAAGAAGTAAAAAATCAGACTGCGAAGACGCTATGAAAAATTCGCTCGAGGAGAGCATCGCAGATTTAACAAAATAGCGAAGAAAGGAAATAAAAAATGGCAACAACAAATACACTTGCAGCAGGAATGTTTAGCACAGGTTTTTCAAAGCCTTACGTAGCTTTATATAGTGCATCTGCTGGAAATCTCACTTATACAAAAGGGCAGATTCTGGCTAGGGGCGTAGAAGTAAAGATTTCACCAGATTCCGCTGATGATGTAACAGGATATGCAGACAATGGGGCAGCAGAAAGCGCTGGTGGATATTTCACAGGCGGCAAGGCAACACTTACAGTTGATGGGCTGACATTAGCAGCACGCAAACTTGTCACTGGAGCTCCAGAACCAGACGCTGACGGTTGGGTGCATGAAAGCGACAGCACAGTAGCTCCATATGTTGGGCTTGGATGGATTGTCCGCTACAAGTCAAATGGCAATGATCTGTACATGCCATTCGTTCTGTCAAAGGCAAAGCTGAATCCAATAAATGATGACAATTCAACGCAAGAAGAAAAGCCGGCATTTGATACACAGGATTTGGAATTCGCACTATTTAGAGCAGACGACGCCCAGCATACATGGAGAATGTACAATGACGTTTTTGACACAGAAGCAGAGGCTGAAACAGCTCTGAAAAAATCACTCGGAATCACAGTAGCAACAGCTTAACAAATTAAAAAAGGAGATAAATAAGGATGATTATAAACGGAAAAGAAATCGAGTTTGAACTGACGATTGAATCTATCGACAGCATCTCTAAGATGTGCCCAGATGGTGAGTACAATAAGCTTTCTGAATTGTACAAAGGCAAGACTACTGCAGAGAATTATAGAATTGATTTCAAGATTGCGAAAGCAATGAATGAAGCACATGAGAATCACATTGCTTATGAAGCACGCAAGAATGGAATCAATGATTATAAAAAGGTTATTCTCACTGACGATGATTTTGACTTTATGAATTTGTCAGAACTAAATGTCATGGAAAATGCAATTTTGCAGACCATGAGAACTGGGAAATCAACATCAGTTGAAACTCAGCCGGTAAAGTCATCCGGAAAAAAAGTTTCGGCCGTAAACAAGTAAAAGCGATCAAACTCAACACAGCTTGGTTTCTGTTTTACGGTAGAAAATTAGGTATGTCAAAGCAAGAGACCATGTGCACTCGTTACGGTGAGATGCTCGACATGATCTCTTGTTTATCAATTTATGAGGGCAGAGCAGAACCTGCCGATTCATCAATTTCACATAAAGAAATGTCTTTTGATGAAGCAATTGCATTGAAATAAGCATAAGAAGGTGAGGGGCGTATGGCAGTAGAAATTGGTCCAAAGATTGGTATTCAAGGCGAAGCAGAATATCGAAAACAAATAAACAACATCATCACGCAATCAAAGACGCTCGGAACTGAAATGAAGTCGCTTGAATCATCGTTCTCAAAGGAAGGAAATGCCGTCCAGCAGAACGAAAAGAAGAAGCAACTTCTTACTAAGCAAATTGAAGTTCAGACGCAGAAGGTTTCCGAATTGCAGAAGATGCTCGATGAATCATCAAACGCAACTGATAAGAACGGGAACAGAACGACTGAGCTCGAAAATAAAACGTTGAGGTGGCAGCAGGCAGTCAATAATGCTACTGCTGATCTTAACAAGATGCAGGCACAGCTTGATAACATGCCTTCATCCATGCAGGTTGTTGGCCAGAGCATCACAGATGCAGGCGATAAGATTTCGACAATCGGTTCAAAAATTGATACGTTTGGTTCTTCAATGACAAAACTCGTCAGCGGTCCGCTTGCGGCACTCGGCACTGCATCCATTGCGGCGTTTAACAAAGTTGACGAAGGCGCAGACACAATCGCAGAAAAGACTGGCGCAACTGGAGCATCACTGCAGTCAATGACTGACAGCATGGACAATCTAGCAACAACAATCCCGACATCGTTTAGCGATGCCGGTTCTGCAATCGGTGAGGTCAACACTAAATTCGGAGTGACCGGAGACGATCTCGAAACACTGTCTGGACAGTTCATCAAATTTGCGCAAATAAACAACACAGACGTGTCCACATCGGTTGATGGAGTACAGTCAGCAATGACTGCGTTCGGTCTTAAAGCAAACGACGCAAGCGCATTTATGGACACTCTGACAGCAGTGTCTCAGCGTACAGGTGCGTCTGTCGATGATCTTAGCTCTGAAATGACAACCAATGGAACTGCATTGCAGTCCATGGGGATGAATGCATCAGATGCGGCGAACTTACTAGGCACACTGGAAAAATCTGGTGTTGACGTTTCAACGGTAATGACTGGAATGTCAAAGGTTCAGAAGTCTGCAATGGAAGACGGTGTCTCGATGTCTGACGAACTTTCGCAGGCAGTCAGTTCTTCCGGTGATGCAATTGACATCTTTGGAGCTAAAGCAGGACCGAAATTATACGATTCATTTCAGAGCGGTCTGCTTTCAATGGACATGTTCACAGGCGGTGCATCATCGCTGCAGGACGCAGTCGGAACAACATCAACAACATTCCAGACAACACTTGACCCAATTGACCAGTGGAAAATGACACTTAATCAGTTGGAAGAGACTGGTGCAACGCTTGGCAATAGCATTGCCACAGTTTTGCAGCCTATTTTGCAGAATGTTTCCACTGCTGCACAAGGTCTTTCAAACTGGTTTAACTCGCTGAATGAAGATCAGCAGAACATGGTCGTCAAGATTGGAATGGTTGCACTTGCAGCAGGTCCAGTTGTTTCAATCATTGGTAAAGTAACAGGTGGAATTGGAACAGTCGTTTCCACAGGTGGCAAGCTTGTTTCATGGATGGGAAGCATCGGCGAAAAGGCTGGAAGCATCGCATCATCAGCAAGCGGAGCAGTGTCTGGAATAAGCAATGTAGGAAGCACAGCAGGCTCAGCAGCCACAGGTGTAGGCTCAGCGGCAACATCATTCGGTCAGTTAGCAGGGCAGGCTCTGTCGCTTGTTGCATTGGGTGCAGGGATTGCACTTGCAGGTGTTGGAATTAAGCAGGTTGCAGATGCAGCAGTTGAGGTAGGCAGTGCAGGTCCAGCGGCGCAGATTGCAATGGTTGGAATGGTTGCGGCCATCGCAGGTCTTGCAGCAGGTGCGGCAGTATTAGGACCAGCTCTTACGGCTGGCGCAGTTGGATTTGTTGCGTTTGGTGCTGGCGTTACATTGGTCGGCGCAGGTGTTGGACTTGCATCGGCAGGTCTTACACAGTTAGCAACACAGCTTCCAACGATTGCCACATATGGCGGACTTGCGGCTGTCCAGATTGCAAAGCTCGGCGTTGGTCTTGTTGCATTTGGCGCTGGCTCAGTGACAGGCGCTGCAGGTGCTCTTGCATTGGGTGTAGCACTTACAACATCATCGGTTGGGATAGGACTAGGAGCAGTGGCATTGAGCGCACTGGTGGGCAGTTCTAAGCCTCTGGCAAGCTCGATGAAAACGGCTGCATCATCAACAAAACAGCTTTCACCGGCAATGAATAAAGCAAAGACTTCTGCAAACAGTCTGAGCAGTTCATTCGGGGAACTAAACACATCGGTTGGAAGAATCAATGGAACAATCAATAGCACTGCAAATCAGTTCAGCGGTCAGCTCTCCAGAATGGTCAGCGATGCACGCAATCAACTGAACACATTGCAGAATTTATTCAGCAATACAAAATTCAAATTCAATCAGCATATTTCAATGCCACATTTCAGCATGAGCGGGTCGTTTAACGCTAAGACAAAGCGTGTTCCAAGCGTGAACGTGTCTTGGTACAAATCAGCTTATGACAATCCGGTGATGTTTAATTCCCCGACCGTGCTTTCAACGTCAGCAGGTCTCAAAGGATTTGGAGACGGAAATGGCGGCGAGGTTGTGATTGGTAAGAACACAATGATGTCAATGATTCAGACGGCAGTACAGTCTGCATTTGGCTATGTTCCGTCTGGCAATGGTGGAACATCAAATCAGTACAGCTATGGCGGAATCAATGTCAATGTGTACGCATCAAAAGACACAAATACTGATGATCTGTTTGATGAGATTGAAAAACGTCTGAATGACAATGTGAAGCGCAGGAGAGGAGTGTTTGAATGAGCGGAAATGTCTATGAATATTTAACGTTTAACGGAAAAAACATGCTTGATTTCAAATGCAAGATTTCTGGCGGTGGAACGTTTGGCTCGTCAGAATGGGATACAGATACAATTCAGATTCCTGGTCGTGATGGTGATGTGCTTGTTTCAAACAAGCGCACAAACAACCAGGATGTTCCGTACGATGCTTACATCGTCGAAGACTTTAGAACAAACTTTGAAAGCATGCGAGACTTTCTCATGCAGGACGACCAGTATCACAGGCTAGAGGACACTTACCATCCAGACTATTACATGATCGGTAAATACAAAGGCGGTCTTGACCCAAAAGTCGGGGCAAGAAATCACGGTGCAACATTTACACTCGAATTTTCTTGTATCCCGCACCGCTATCTGAAATCTGGTGAGCATCGTATCTCCATTACCGCATCAACCGTGCTCATGAACCCAACATACAATGTCGCTAAACCGATGATCTACGTCACCGGCACAGGCTCATTCACTATTGGTAATGTCGGTATGACTGTTACAAAAAACAACGGCGCACTGGTGATTGATTGTGAGACGCAGGAATGTTACGAAGGGCAAGAAAATCGCAACGGAGACGTTACGATTTCATCGACTGATACAGAATATGATTTTCCAGTTTTGAAATCTGGCAGAAACACAATAACAGTGTCTGGGGTGACGCTTGAAATAGAACCGAGGTGGTTTGTAAGATGATTCCAATTTTATTAGACGATTCTAAGGCTCTCACGTCGCTTGTAAGCGACAAGACAAACGGACTGGGAAGATTGCCCGAGTGCACCAGTTGCATCGTCACAGAGGAGCGCAATGGGGCATATACGGCTGAATTAAAATATCCAGTAAGTGGCAAACATTTCAGAGACATACATATCGGTGGATTGATTAAAATGTCGGTAAATGAAACAGACACTCCACAGATTTTTAGAATAGCTGATGAATCAAAAGAAATGAATGGAATGGTGACGTACAATCTCAATCACATCTCTTACGATTTGAGCAAAACAAGCGTGCTTCCATTTTCAGCAACCGGATGCACGGCTGCATGCAATGGTCTTATCAGCAACATGGCAACAGCAACACCATTCACCATGACGACAGACATTGCGAACACGTCGAGTGTTTTCAAAAACGCAAAACCACAGTCCATGCGTGCATTGATTGGTGGGCAGGACGGCTCAATGCTAGACACGTTCGGCGGGGAATTGAAATGGGACAATTTAAGAGTCTCATTGCTTGCACACAGAGGCACAGATAAGTCCAAACTTATCCGCATTGCGTATGGAAAAAATCTAACCAACGTCAAGCAAGAGAAAAGCATTGAAAATACATACACGGCAGTCTTGCCATATGCATCAGACGATAACGGCAACGTTGTAACAGGTGACATACAGACAATCACAACAGCCACATATCCGAAGGTTCTTAACGTTGACTTGTCAGATAAGTTCAAGGACGCAGAGGGAAATGCAACGGCTATTACAAAAACATTACTGGCTCAGTATGCGCAGGATTATATAAAAGCTAACGATGTTGGGAAACCAACCGTGAACATTGATGTGTCGTATGCAAGCATGAAAGATTTAGGATTACCACAGCTCGAAAATGTCAGTCTCTGCGACACGTTAACTGTGCAGTACAAACAGCTAGGCATTGACGTGTCTGCAAAAGCAATCTCTGTAAAATGGAATACACTTCTTGACCGTGTTGAAGAGGTTGAATTGGGAGACGCTAAATCTCATCTTGAAGATACGATCTACTCTGAAACGGACAAAAAAACAGAGCAGGCATCGTCGTACATATCACAGCAGGTCGCACTGTTTAGCGAACTGATTAGTAATGGTCTTGGACTGTTCACAACAAAAGTTTCTAAAACAGGCGGTGGAACACAATTTTATCTTCACAATAAACCATTGCTGAAAGATTCAAACATCCAATACACGATAAATAGTGCTGGGTTTGCAATCAGCAAGGACTACGGGGCAACGTGGAGCGCAGGCATTGATAGCGACGGAAATGCAGTGTTTAACGCATTAGCGGCAAACACGATTAAAGCGCTGTCAATCAGCGCAGGAACAATTGACGGATCTATGATTACAGGTTCAACTTTCAAAACAACAAACGATAATGGAAAAAATGGGTTGATTATAAAAAATCAAGATATTAAAGTCTATTCTTACGAGGGAAACGGAGAATTCATCGGAACATTAGGGTCTAGAAGATTTACAAATGCTCCCGATAACGGCGACCTTGCTGGAAAAAACATTATTGCAATAACAGCTGATTATGACAATTTTGCTTCACTAAGCTATCTTAATTCATCCGAAGCATCTGCGCTTAGCACATCAGCTATTATTGTTGGTGGAAACATTCCAACCGGTAAAGGGATAAAAGAGGGAACTCACATTATTTTGAACAGTAAAACAGCCTTAAAATCTTCTCTTGATTTGTACAAAGTTGAAAACGATGGGAGCAAAACATTTTGTGGAAAAATTGGCAGCACATCTGCTGGAGATTTCCTGCTTGCAACAGCAATAGGGAAAACCATGAAAATTGGGACATATGATTACCAAAACGACAAATGGAATGCTGCTATTCAAATAAGTGGCGATGGTTCTAAAACTGTTTCATGTTCTAACGGTGTTAATTACGGCCCGGCAGTTGTTTCAACTGGAGTCAATGGTGGAGACGGTATTCATAAAATTGCCATTGGTTGGACAGGATCACAGCTTGATTTTTTTGTTGATAATACTTTTGTGGGGCATTTATGATGCAGTCAATTAAATTATCCATGATTCCGTCTGGCGTTGCACCTGTTCTGCACGTTTCGCATGGTGACGGTGCAACGGTCGGAGAAAATCTAGCACTAAAATACGGCGCAGAAACGACTAATGCTGATTATATGACACACCAATTTGAACTTACTGAGCCGCTTATATCCGGAGACACTTACACGATCACTTTAGACGTCACTCCCGCATCTGGAGTTTCATATTTGGATGCTCTTGACGGGGCAGGCTGGCTTCGATATTGTAGATTTGACGTAAGTGGCACATCGAGGCAGCTAATAGCCGCAACATTCACAAGAGGAAAAGCCATAGAAGGGCACGATGCGCCTTCTGTGGTTAACGTCTACCGTTTTCCAAATGACGGGACTGTAACAGGAACAACCACTGTACATCGTATAAAGATTGAGCGTGGTACGGTTGCAACTGCATTCTGTCCGGCATTGTCTGAGCAGACTAACAGTGTTGCACGCAAGATTGA